GACGATACAGATGATTTATTTAGTCGTTTCTCTAATATTTACGTAAATAAATTATTTTTACAGATTGATGAAATCAGTAGTGACGATTTTAAAAGAAAAAAAGCGGAGAAATTAAAAAATATTGTAGTATCTAAAACCATTAAATACGAGAAAAAAGGATTAGACCAAATAACCATTAACAATTATATTAATTTAGTAATGACTACAAATAACGATTTTACAATCCCAATATCACAACATGACCGCCGAAACGTATTTTTTAAAATAGATGATAAACACTTACAAGATAAAGAATATTTTTTAAAATTATCATCAGTATTTAATCAGGAAGAAACAGCCCGTGCATTTTATGAGTATTTAATGGATTATGATTTATCATTATTATCAACTAATTGGACCGAGGACGCAGGATTACAAGGAATAAGACCAATTACAGATTACCATAAAGAAGTTAAATTATTATGTTTACCTATTATAGATAGATTCGCATCATATTTAACCGATTATACTCATAATCATGATAAATTATTAATTACAATTCAAGCTGCTAAATTATATACTTTATATAATGATTGGTTTGATCGATGCAATTTCAATACTATGAAATCATCCATCACTAAATTTGGTATGGATATTAAAAAATATAAAGGTATTACACAGAAAAGAGGAACAGATCATTATGTATATGTGATCGATAAAAAAGAATTGAAAGAGTATTTGGAAAGTAATTCATTATATGATAATAACGCCTTCGCATAAATTATGTTTAATTCTATTTTTATATTTTCTTTTTGCATTTGTTATTTCTTGTTGAAGTAATAATAAATATGATAATTTGGATAATTCTTTATTTTCATCGTCCGTTAATGGACGCATAATAGATAATAAGGTATTACGTTTATATTTTAATGATTTGAGATCATTAGGTTTAATAATATCATCATAATCATGGGATATATTCATTAACAATTATAAATAATAACATTCCTTTATATAAGTTTATTAAAAAATTTAAATAAGAATTTAATTTTATGGCATTCATTACAATAGGGATAACCTTTATAACCATTTTTAGTATGTGTGCTAGTATTTTTAAACCATAAAACGTTTAAACATGATAAACACATATCATTTCTATTTAATTCGTCATATCCTTTACATTTGAATTTTTTAATACATCTAGAACCAACCGCAAATTTAATATTTGTTGGTTCATGATTAATTATATATAATTCCCCGCAATAGTCATGTCCACATATACATGTCATATTTAATCCATCATCATATATGCTATCATGAGTATAATTAAAATTATAATTATTGTTTAAAAAATGGTCATTAGTTAAATATAATATATTTCCTGTAATCTCAATTATATATTTATCATTTTTATTATCATAAGTTTGGGGTCTTCTTCTCCATATATAACCATGTTTATATAAATTAGAACCATCAAATATTTTATCATTAAATATAATCATTATATTATAATAATTATAACGTTCTTAAATAAAAATTATAACATCACAGAAAAATATATATATATATTATAAAATGAATTTAGAATATTTATGCATGGATGATATAAATGAATTTATTTATATTAATGATTGGTTTTATGACGATGAAGATTCCTCATCAATTGATGATAGAATTTTAGACCCTGATTATACACCTGATCCATATGATAGTTCTAATGAGTCTAGCGACGACGATGATTAATTAGTATCCGTAAATATATATAAGGATAACCCCATATATTAACGTATAGAATGTTCGACCTCAAGTATTATGCCATGTTATCCAAGAGTGAAAAATACTTCGATGAAGATAAAGCGAATTGTATGACTCGAAAAGCCATGCATGAAGCGGGAGTAAACTATTTTAAGCATAATGATTTATACTTATCTAGAATTGCTAATCTTCCAGATGAAGACCCTCTAAAATTTATAATTTTAGATCATTATAATAAATTTGGACAAAATGGCATGACTTCTCTTTTTAAAGAAATTAGAGATAGTATTTAAATTAGTATCCGTAAATATATATAAAGAAATATTTATATTATATATTAACGATGCCTAGTTCTAAATACTACCAATTATATAAACAACAGAATCCCGAATTACATAATAAAGAAAAACAACGAGTTAATAATATACTTAAAAGCAAATATGCTAATGATCCAGAGTTTAGAGAGAAATGCTTAAAATACCAGAGAGAGTATCAACAAAAGAAACGAGATTTAAAAAAACTAAATAATGAATTATAATATATATTAATTTTTATATTTTTTATATTTTTTTTATTTTTTTTAGTATAATATATACTAAAAAATCTATATTTATATTAAATCTATACATATTAGAGGTTTAAAGACCTTTAAAACGTATAAATCTAATGATATAACGATTAAATCCTATATAAATTTTAAAATTTATTTGGCATCTGGTGCCTATTTCTATTAGATTTATACGTTTTAAGGGTTTTAAGACCTTTTTAATTAAAGATTTAATATAAATCATGGTTTTTAATAGTTTAAATACGTTTTTAAATCAATAATATATTGTTTAATTAATTGTATTCTTATTTTTGCGTGTTTGTTAATGTACTTATAACAGTCATTAACATACATTACCTCTAATGGTGTAAGTTTAGTCATGTCTAAACATACATATAATACATTTACTACATTTTTTAAATTAGTACATTCCATATATATATCTTGTTTTAATAATTTCATATTATATATTAGAAATGGATATATCATTAAAACAATATCGCGATCGATGCTATATTAACTCGTTATTATGTGAGGGGTCATATAATTTTTATAATACGATTAATAATATTTGTTTATTCCCTACCATATTAGGATCATCGATTTTAACATGTTTAAATTCGTCTAATGTAGATACGGAGAAAATCAAATATATCAATATAATCATTAATGGGGCAATTACTATTATATTAGCAATTACAACCCAATATAAAATACATGATCGAATAAGTATGTTTAAAGCATATCAAAGCAAATTTACTAAATTAAACCATCATATCGAGGGATTAATAAATAATAAAAATAATAATCAAATATCAAATGAAGATATATCAGTAATCGTTAATAAGTATGATATGTTGGTCGATGAATTACAATTCACATATCCAGCACACATACGCAAAACAATAATTAAGAAATATGAAAAAACTTCGATTACTCTTCCTAATAGCCTTGCGATTGAATCATCAATCGTTATAATCGATTCTTAAGTTTTCTTAATATAATTATTATTAGCTACATCAACACTCGAGCCCATAGCTGTCATGTCTTTTTTTAATTCTTCGGCATTATCCCCATATTTATTCGTCAAATACATTTTACGCAGCATAGATGCTCCAATCTTCTTTTTAAATATACGATTTAATAATAAAGTAATTGAATTAGTATTCTTATATGGTTCATTCGTTTTCAAATCGATTAATAAATGATCGCCATCTTTTAATTTGAATGCTTTTATATATGCCGTTATAATTTGAAACAATTCTTCGTTAATATCTACTTCTTGACGATTATATTTTTTAGCGGTTTTGTAGTTGTTAAATATAAATTTCTTTTTTTTCATATCTAAATAATTAAATTCAATTGGCAAAGCATCGTTATATTTTGTTGATATTTTTAAATATTGATAATCCTTATTACGTCTCGGGGCTTGAAGATAATATAATGATAATAATAAATAATTTTGATATGATTGTTTGTTATCTTTATATTTATCTTTTAATTCATTATATATATTTTCCAATTCATCTTTTTTAATCCAATTTGTATTTTCTGTATCGGTCATAGCTGTCTGGTCCTTTAAGTTTTTATTATATTCGTCAAGTATTGCTGAATACTCTTTATAAAGGTTTTCGGCTTTTTTAGTTTTAGTTGTATTTAAGGAACATTTTAGAATCGATGCAATAGCAATAATATAATTTCGTTGTGTGTTCGGTTTATAATCTTTTATAATACTTTTTATATTTTCAATATTATTTAAAAAATTTAAATTCTTAACAATATTATTATTATTTAACTTTTTCAATTTGGCTTTATAACTATCGATTGAAGATTTTGATAAATCCTTACATTTAAATATTTCATCAATATTCATTTTATTTTATACATACATTTTTTTTATCATCATTATTAATAAGAATGAATTTAAATCCTGTTGATTTTAATTATATCGATGGAGAAAATATATATCCTTTGCAGGATTATATCGATGAACAAATAAATAATTTAGTCAGCACTAATATATATACATCTAATATTTATATTACACCAACTAAAAAATTAAATGAGGTTATTAATTATTCAACATCTAATTTAAATATTCAAAATGATATTAATTTTGGTCAAATTCAATTTAAAACAAGTACATCATATCCAGAAGACAACACTAAATATGGAACAATTATCGATTTTACGGGTAAATTACAAGTTTATCACAATTATAATATATTACAGCCAACATTTAGTGCTGGTTATTATGACGTTGAAACTGAATTATTACAATTAAAAGCAGACGGAATAAATACCGATATTCAATTAACAGGGTTAGAAGCAACAGATATTGCACAACAAGGACAAATAATGAATACTAATAATCAACTAATAACAGTAGAACAAAGACTATTTTTTTTAACAGAAAGCATATTCAGTAATGCAACATATGCACAATTTTCAAATCTTTTAAGTAGTTGCAATTTTGTACAAGCACAAGAACGGTACACGTCTTTGCGTGCAACATTAAGAGAAGACGCAGACACTATATATACTAATTCATATGGTAGAGGACTAATTTTTTCTGCTATTTGTGGTGCTGCAGGTGCTGCAATTGGTGCGACTGCTTCATTTTTTGCATATCAGCGAGCATCAAATATGCTTTATAGTAATTTAAATACTACAACTACGGAAAAAAACACCATTTATAATGCTGGTTTAAGTGATGAAATTCAGTCATACTCCAATTTTAGCATTTCAACATCTAATTTAAACGTTGCTAATGGTTTTATTAATTGTAATATTATAACTCTTCAAAATATACCAATAATAAATTCATCGCAAATAACCGTTAATAATACGGGTTCGGCTACATATTCATTAATTAATTTTAGTAATGCTACAAATAATTCAAGCGGTTATGTTGGTTTGGGTGGTATTGTAAGCGGTTATCATAATAATAATATGATATATAAAACTCCTGGTGCTCATGTGTTTAATGTTCCTGGGCAAGATTCATTATCTGTTCCAGCATTTGCGATTAATTCTTTTGGTAATGTTGGTATTGGTATAAACCCGAGTGCGTATCCTTTATATCGTTTTAGTGTAAGTGGGGATATATATATACACACAGGGGGAGCTTTAAGAACCAATTCAATTATTTATAATGGAACCGAACTTTCAACAAATATCGACAATTATCTTTTAAAATCTGGTGGAACTATGACAGGATTATTAACAGTTCCTACAATTAATGTGACTACATCAATAACAACACCTTCAATTATTTATAATTCCCAGGAATTGAGCACAACTTTAAATAATTATCTTTTAAAATCTGGCGGAACTATGACAGGAGCACTAACAACCAATTCAATTATTTATAATAGTGAAGAGTTATCAACCACATTAACAAATTATTTATTAAAAGCTGGTGGAACGATGAATGGAAGAATTGTTTTTAATACTGGTTATTATCAAAACCCAAGCCCTACAGGTTTTGGTGATAGAATAGTTTTACAAACAGGAATAGGAACAACTGGCTATAATTATTCGGTTGGAATTAATACCGATGTCTTCTGGTATTCCGCACCTGCTACTGCAAGTTATAAATGGTATTCAGGTGCAACAAATACGGCAACTTTAAATAATGTAGGACTTTTAACATTACCATCAATTAATGCGACTACATCAATAACAACGCCTTCAATTATTTATAATGGAACCGAACTTTCAACAACTGTAGGGAATTATTTATTAAAATCTGGTGGAACGATGACTGGACAATTAGCAATAACGGCAAATTCTGCAAGTTCTTTAATCAGTCTTACAAATACAGGCACAGTCGGTCAGGGAATATTACAAACAAATAATTTAGGGGGGTTCGCGCGATTAACTTATTACAATAGCGGGGCTGGTGGTTATTATACATGTAATTATGTACTTGAAGCATCATCAAATAATGCGGCAATTGTTATGAATACTGGCGGGAATACATCAAATTCGATACCAAGATTTATATTAAATTCATCAGGTAATATTGGAATTGGTATATCAAATCCATCGGCAAAATTAGAAGTTAATGGCAAAATTGGTTGTATTGGTACTTTAAATTGTTGGTCTAATGTTGGAATTGGAGTAACTAACCCATATACCCTATTACATGTAAGAGGCACAAATCCAGCTTTGACAATTATGGGACAAGGTGGAGGAGGTGCTACATCTACGATAAATTTATCTACATACGACCATACAACAAATTCCACTAATTGCGCTTTAGTTGCTACTGATAGCGGAAATTTTGGTGCTACTTTTCAAATTCGGCAAAAATTAGCAGGAGCAGATACTAATGGATTATTTACATCATTTATAATGAATGTTGATGGAAATGTTGGGATTGGAACAACTACGGTTGCAGGTATTAAATTTTATGTTAATGGAAAAACAAGATTTGAAGATGTGGTAACATATACAACTGGGGCTTGGAATTTATCAAAGGATGGAGTTTATCGCACTCATTATGGTAATAATGCCGCCTCTTATTATTCTTGTGGTAATTCTACTGAGGCACATTATTTTATGAAAGATGCATCTCGTGGATATGGTCCAATTGCAATTATGTATAATAGCGGGGATATTGTAACTTATGGAAATATAACAAGTGGGACTAATTCTTATGTTTATGCTGGAGGTTTAAGAATTGCAGGATGGGATTATAATAATTCCTTATATAATGGCGCCCGAGATTTAGGTTTAACTGTTGATAATGGAAAATCCATTACTTTTAATATTTGGGGTGGAAATGGCACGATGATGACAGTCAATAATAATAATGTTGTTATGAATACTTTAACAAGGTCAAGACAATATTTTAATTATGGGACTACTTTAGATTATAGGACCTCATTCGATGGAACTAATGGTCCGGGTTGGTATTGGATAACAAATGGTTATTGGGATGGAATAAGCACAGTTTCATATTTATGTATTGCTATTACTTGTTTAGGTCAAAACGCCGTATGGTTTGGGCGAATGTTCTTAGGACAAGGAGGCGGCTTTTATCAGACTATATGCGATATGCGAAATCCTAACGGCGGGACCAATACCATAGATGTTGCCGACGTTTGGAATGGAGGAGGGGGTAATGCAATTAAAATTACTATTAATAACGCCGTTTATGGTGGTCAATTTAATATTAAGGTTTCAGGATAAAAATATGTTATTATAATAATAATGATGGAAGAAGAACAAAAAGAACAAGAAGAACAAAAAGAACAAGAAGAAGAAGATATAGTAATTTTAACGGTGCGTGAAGAAATGAGAAAAGTTAATTTAATATTTACTCGTAATAAATTATTAGCCGATAGCGATAAATATGTTTTAATCGATTTTCCAATAACTCCCGAGAATTTAGAATTAATAAAACAATATCGGCAGGCGTTGCGAGACTTTACAAATAACGATTATATTATACCTGATATTCCTAATATTTAATATTTAAATTCTTTTCTGGTCTTAAAATAATATCTCATTATAATATTAGATATAATGGGAGATATTACCAGTTCCTTTCCTACTTCGTTATCTTATCGTATTCGCCAATTAACTGGCAATATGTCGCGTGTAGGTGTTAAAATTACACCAGACCGGGGATCCTCAATTTCTCCAAATGATATTATAACTTTTAAGCTTCCTAATAGTTCTGTTGTTGATTTACGAACATTTAATTTTTTCTACCAATTCACAACATCCGGAACAACTGGAACATTCATTCATCCTCGATATTCCAGCTCTCTTATTGAGAGAATATCAGTTATAATTAATGGAAATACTATCGATATTTTACCATCTTATAATTTCCTTTATAATACACTTATGGATTTGGAAGGTTCATCATTTGATCAATTTTCAAAACGTAGCGTTACCGAATGGTTCGACCCATCGCTAAAATTTACATCTGCAGACCCTACTTCTACTACTGACGTTGCTTTAGTTGCTGACAATTGGACCAAAACGGGTGCAACTGCTCCTTCTAAAGTCGACGGCACAATTTGCCACTGGCTTGCGTTTATGGGTTCATGTTCTCCAAGTTGTTTAGATACTAGCGATTTAGGCGATGTTTTTATTCAAATTCAATTTGCATCTCAATATGTTTTACCATCAACAATTAACGCAACTTCTCAAACTCTCGCCGGTGGTTCTTATACTCTTGATAATGTATATGCAACAGTTGACGTACTTTCATTTGCAAGTGATGAATATTATAATCTTAAAGCGTCAAAATTAGCATCATCAGGTTTAAATGTTGGTTTCTACTCATATTTAAATGCTCGATTCGCTTCAACTGCTAAAAATACCGGTATTAATGTTAATTGGAACGTATCCGCTAATTCTCTAGACCAGATTATCTGCACTTGCTGCAAAACTGACCAAAATTCAACCTGGAAACCTATGATTGTTTATGGTTCTAATGATGCTGGTTCAACTGTTTATACTATGTCTCAAATAGTAGCCGATCCAATTGGAAGGGTTAATAATACCGGTTCTATTAGAACTGATGCTCTCGGTGATGGTTTCATGAATTCATATTTTTTCCTTCGAAATGCTCAGGCTATTAAAGAAAGCCGGGTAAGTATTAATAACCGACCGATTAATTACGGATTTTTAACACCTAAAGAAGTATATATTCAAACTCTAAAAGCATTAGGATATAATCATATTGATCTAGGAACAAATGGGGTTAATGCCTGTATATTCTCGCTCGTGCATTTCTGCAAATATTATTTTGCTCATATTGAAGACCTGACAATTCAAGATACAAAAGATTTTTGGATTGCTGGTTTAAATTCTCTTGGTTCAACTTTAACCATTACATGGGAGGCTAATTTTAGCGGTGCATCTAATGCTCAAACATGTGTTCCGGTTCTTTATGCTCGTTTGTCTAAAGTTCTAAATATTGCAAAAGGTCGTAATATTAGCGTAATCTAAAAAATAACCTAAACTATTATTAGAATGGAGGTTAAAACAAATAACGGAACTTTTTTTAAAGAGTTAAATCGTAATGTATCAAATGAATTTAATGCAGAAAATACACGGATTCCATCAATTGCAAATACTTATAAAAATGAACCACAATTTCAAAAAGCTCAAAATTTAAGTAGAAATTATATGAGGTCTGGTAATGCTAAATATGCTGATCCATTTGAATTCCATATGAGACCTAATGATTTTGATTATGACGGTCGAAAATTGCAAATGTTAGATACGTTAAAAATGAATGCTAGTACAGATAAACCAGACGTTATTTCTAAATACCATTTAAATGTAGTTGGATATTATTAATTTTTTTTTCTATTATTATTTTAAAGATAAAAATGAATAATGATGAAGAAAGAACAAAACTTAAATTATCAAGAGCCGAATTATTAGCCAAAGCACGACAAGCCAAAGCAGATAAAGCAAAAGCCAGACAAGCAATTATAAATGATGAAAATGTTGATGATATAATTAAAGATGTTGATAATGTTAAAATTACTAAATCTAAATCAAAACCAAAAACGGAAATTAAAGAATTAAATTTAACACCAAAAGAAGTAGAACCAGAAATAATTAATGAGGTAGTGCGTATACCTGCAAATCGTAAAAAAAAGGTTATTAAAAGAACCATCGAAATCGAAGAAAGCGAAACCGACGAGGAGATACAGGAAGAAATCGTTAAAATACCTAAAATTAAAAAAGAAATTAAAATATCACGTGATGAAATGAAAAATAAATTATATGAAATAAATAAACAACGATTACATAATGAATTATTCTCCTAATTATTATTAAGAATGATTGTAGAAAAGACAGTCGAGAATATCGATGACAAACCATTTAATATTAAAAAACGTAATGTGCCACAGTCCACAAATAAATCATTACCATTATTATTTAATACATCGTTATATATTGGTTCTAAAGGAACTGGCAAAAGTTATAAATTAACTAAAATATTAAAATTATATGAACAGTCTAAAATAATGGATGAGGATGGCATCGAATACGAGATGAGAACTATTTTAATTTGTCCAACTGCTTCGAGTGGTGCTAATGAAGTATATAAAGTTTTAAATTCATTAGACCAAGAAAATGATGTTCATTTAGATTATAGCGATGAATTAATATTAAATATTTTAAATGATATTAAAGCTAAGCAAGATGAATATGATGATATAATTAAATATGTAAATATTTATAATAAATTTAATAAATTAAAAGATGTATCTAAATTAAACGATGAGGAATTACAAGCATTAGAAGACCATGATTATATGAAACCTGATAAAGTTAAACCTAAAATAACATGGATTATATTAGATGACTTAGTTGGATTAGGAGCATTTAATAAAAAAGCTAAATCCGTATTATCTAATTTAACTATTAAGCATCGACATTTAAAAACCAATCTAATATTTACGACTCAATCATACCGACAATTGCCGCCAGTCATTAGAAGTAATATCGATATATATTGCATTTTTAAGAGTAATAGTTATAATGAAATTTTAAATAAAATATATGATGATATTTCGGGTGTCATAACTATGAATGATTTTATTGAATTATATGAACATGCAACAGATGAAAAGAATGACTGTTTAACGATTATTAATAATAGTATGGATAAAAAAGGAATTAGATTTTATAAGAATTATAATATTGAATTATTTGTAAAATAATTATTTTTTTTTTCTATAAAATATATAGATATGATAAAATCGAATATTGTTAAAAGTGTACCTTATCCCGATGAATTCACGGACGAAGACAAGCTCGAATATGACCTATTATATGCACAGGCTAAAATAATTCATCCAGATGTCGAAAAAGAAAACCCATTTATTATTCATATATCCGTTATCGCTCATATTAGAAGTAAAAAGGGTATGGCATGTGAATTTACGGATGAGGAATTAGAAGAGGTTAAAAATTCATATAAATTAAATACTAAAAATTTTGAATGTAATGTACCCGAGGACCATTATATATATGATAAGGAAAATAACCCCATGTACTTTCCAGCTAAATTAACTATTAGTACTGATGACGATAAAAAACCTACAGTAATATTAGAAAGTGAATAATGTCATTTGATACAAAATATACATATCAACCATTACCATATAATATTCTTGATAAAAGCAATTTTAATAATCGTAGCGGTATATTACCATCATATCAATATAAAAAACGTCGGGTTATTTGGTTAAATACTTTTTATGCTACTTCAAGTGTCAATAATGGTGCTACTTCTGGTGCTTGTATATTTTATGAATTCTCGTTCGATATTCCGCCATTCCAATTATATAATAAAACTAAACTAAAAGTTATATCATTTACAGAAAATGAGAATACTTCGCAGCCTATGTATATTAAAGTGAAAAATTTAATGTATGAGCCGGACTGCTATTGGTGTAGTGATAAGGAATCATTCCCATTATTGCATGTTTCACATGTTGGCGCAACTGGTATGCTTGCTAATAATGATTATTCATTAACATTAACACCGCAACTAATTAATAATATTACTATTAAAGTTAATAGCAGTTTTATTAATCGTGATACTGGATTTAGTATTAATGTAACTAGTGGCGCTGGTCATTTTATAATGGGGTTATTATTTGAAGATGATGATATGATCGTTGATAATACAGTCTCACAATATAAATAAATATTTATATAAATAGAAGAATGACTTTAACACAAGATATTTATTATTGTAGTGAATTTAAAAAGTCATATGAAACATATTATAATTTTAGCATACCATTAGATATTAATATCGATATTAAAAATAATGAAAAAATAAAATTTAAATTAATTGACTTTTCAATTATGAATAGTATGCTTACCGTTTCAAGTACTCACAAAAACAACCAATTTAAAATAAAATATTTGAATGTCGATTATTTTATAACTATCCCCGACGGTTCATATACCGCAACAAGTTTAAGAGACGCAATAAATACAATTTTAACGGCTGGTTCTCGACCATTAGCATTTAATTATAATAAATCAACGAATAAATATTATATTGCCGTTAGTAATGGTATTATTGCTGGCAATCTTTATTTTTATCCTTTAAATTGTGCATCGTTATTCGGTTATAATAAAACATCATATGAATTAATATATCCAAATGAATATTATAGTGAGACATTCGCAAATATGCTGCCATATTCTAAAATTGTTTTGGTAAGTGATATTGTGTTTGATACTAATTCTCAAAATAATTTTATTAATAAGTATTCGGCAAATTCGGGGACTGGCGATATAATATGTTGGTTACCTCGTGATATTCCTTTATTCTCAACTATTAATTATTTTAATACTAGTAATAGAGAAATTGAAATTTCAAATAAAAATATAAAAAATATAAATTTTAGTATAATGAATGAATATCAAGAGTATATACTCGATGCCCCTAATTCATATATTCATTTCCAATTAATAACATATGATAATACTAATTGGTATAAACGATTTTATAAATTATTATATGATATTTCATATTATTTATTATCATTATACTTTAAAAAATAATATCATTATATATTAGAAAGCATGGACTATATTGGCGGTATTACTTCGCTAGCTGAAAATGTTGGAACTGCATATGGTGATTATAAAACTGGTAAAGCCATTAGACTTGGACAATATAAGGGTGCTGAAAATGTCAAACAATTGGGACATTATAACGATAAAGGGAAACGACTAGGCATTTATCATATGTAATTAAACTAATATTAAATTATTTTTTTATAATTATTATAATTAAAATGATAATTAAATAATTCAATTACTTTATTAGTGTATAATTCACCGCATGTGAAAAAGTCCATATAAATGGTTTTAGAAATAAAATTTATATGTAGTGTTATATTTGATAATGATATTATCTGGACTATCGAATAACCGACTAAGTCATTATCACGATTAAATTCATTATCTTCAAATTCCTCAACTATTAAACGTCCTTTACGTTTCATATTACCGATTATACATAATTTATTTATAAACTCATTTATATTCTCGATATTTCTTATTTTATCTGCATCGCATCCTGTAGCATCTAATATTAAATGCGAACCAAAAGCCATATATACATTACAAACATTTATTTTTTTTTAAACTTTAATTTCGTTAATATATAAGGATTTTACGCATATATAATATATCTATATAAATTAGAATGCCTGATAAAATGCCCCGTGAGGGTTATATCGTTAATCCCAAAACTGGAAGATATATTAAAATGGATGGTCCCACAGCTAAAAAACTATTTAAATCAGGAGAAATACCACGACCCGCTAAAGATTGCCCACCTGGAAAGGTCCATAATCCTAAAACTGGTCGTTGTATCGATATTAATGGAACATTAGCCAAGAAATTAGGATTAAAT